GTATCTTCTTTTAACTTTGTACCTTCTTCAAGTAAATGACGATAATCCATTGTTAATTGTTTTTCAGTTACACCAAGTTCACCACTATAAAAACCTCTAATACTACCAAGAACCATTTTTACTTTAGCAACAAGTAAATCACGAATTTGTTGACGTGCAACATCATTAATATTATTCCATTGTAATATTGTTACTGGAGGATCAGAAGGTAATCTAATTATGTCACTATTTAATTCCAAACATTTATCCCTGTCACCACCATTAAGAGTATCATAATACCAATACCAAACTTTTCTACCTGCATAATGTTTACCCCAAATACCCTGTATTTCATCACGACTTCCGGGAACAGGATAAAGATGTAACATTTTTTCACCAGTTGCTAATCCGGTTATACGATAAGTTAATGTTGATTGTAAAACTCTTTGTTTCATTCGTCTATCCTGTGCAGTTAATAATGTTGAAAATGTTGGTTGCACATACATAGCTGGACGACCAAGATATGACCAACCAACCATACCCGGAGACCAAGCATTTAAAGCAAACGGATCAACCAATCCACCATCAATTTCTGGTGGTGTTTCCCATAAAACTTCATTAACTTCCCTTCCGGCAGGTATTATATAATGTTGTGTGTTAGCTTGAGTAATAATAAAATCACGTTTAAGTTCCCATCCAATTGCTGCTGGAGCATTTGTACCTAAACCAACCTGACGTGAATAAGCATATGTGAATGATTCCATATATGTGTTTGTCTTCGTAGTGAATGCTGAAAGAAAATCGCCACTACCTGAATTTAAACCATATATTACAAACCATTGTTGCTGGATTAACCAACTATTTACAATAGAAGAATAATCTTCAATAACCATTTCTAAATAAGAATCCATCATTTCGTCAATAATTTCAAATGGACGTAGTGGAAAACCCAATTCATGTTTAACATGAAGGAACAATTTATTTTTATCAACTGTTGTTATTAATGCCATAATGTGTTATATTTGTTTTTTCAGTTTTATATAAATACTAATTATATGAATAAAAAAGAAAAACCATATTCAAAAACAAATTCCGATAAATATAAAAACCTGAATATTATAATTAAAAAAAATATTATTTTTGATTATGTTTTAAATGTTACATATGATGTACCATTCAATGAAAAAATTGATGTACCTAAAGAGTTATTTTGTTATTTATTACAAACAAAAAGACCTGATTTATTAAAATATTTATTCTCGTTTAAAATAGTTGTTGAAGAATTAATTTCAGGAAATAATCCTTGGTTAAAAAAAAGGGGAAAACTTGGATTATACGATGAAAAAACAGGGGTATTAACATTACGTCTTAGTTTAAATAAACAACATAGTGTCATTTCATTTTTATGGTTATTGTTTCATGAATTTAGACATCATATACAGTTTAATAATTTAAATATTTTATCGTGTCTTGATAATAGAAATAGAGAAATGTGGTTAAATTATTATGATAAAAATGTTGATACCGTTAAACATGTTTTTCATGAAATTGATCCTCTTGAAGTAGATGCGAATACATTTGCATGTGATATTTTAGATATACCATATCCGGGTTCAACATTTGCAATAACGGAAAAAACATTAAAAAGGTTAAAATAATGAATAAAATTGAGTATGAAATTAAATTAAATGATTCTGGACGACCATGTATTGAATTGCCAGTTGACTATGAACATAATCCTGAAGACAGGTTTTTTGCAATAGAATTAGCAAGATATATACTACAAGATGTTTTCAATCGTAGAAAAGAAAAGTTTCCTGAAGATACTTCTGAAAAAATTGAATCTTGTATTACGATTCTTGGTCAAGTTGGTGATGAAGTTGCTCACATTTTATATGATGTCATGAGAGCGCAAGGTACAATGAAAATGATGTTGGATGTTCCATATCATATTCAAGTCAATAGTTATGAAGAACTTGAATTATTACCCAACAAAAACATTATTTATGGTGAATCAATATTTGACAGAGCCGAGGGATTAAGAGTATATGTACTACAACCACTTGAAGTTTATGATAAAGAAATATCTGGATTATATGAATTAGTTGATGGAATTACTAATGAACATTGGAAAAAACGTGATAAAAAATCTAACACTTGAACAGAAAAGAATCTTTTTATTTACTGAGAAAAGACCGGAAAATATTTTAATTAAAGCACGTGCAGGTACTGGAAAAACAAGTACTGCAGTCGAATGTGCTAAATTATTACCTAAAGATAAATCAATAATGTTTTTAGCGTTCAATAAACATATTCAGGAAGAATTAAAAACAAAATTACCTGAATATGTTCGTTGTTATACTACTTATGGTTTAGGTACTGCAGCAATTAAGAAAAAATACGGAGATAAAATACAATTTGATGAATTCAAAATAGATAAAATTATTCAAAAGAAAGTTAAATCTTGGGATTTAGATGATGAATTCAATAGTGATGAAGAAATATCCTTTTATCTTACTCAAATAAAGAAACTTGTTAATATGTGTCGATTAACATTGACAGTAAAACCTGAATTCATCCCATATATTGCAGATCGTTATGAAATAAATTATAGTAAACCCAAAGATATTAAAAGAGTTCTTAAAGTATTAGATACTGCAACTAATGATAGAACTTCTTTTGATTATACTGATATGATTTATCTTCCAGCAATTGACAATAGTATTTGGATGTTTCCTCAAGATTATGTGTTTATTGATGAATTTCAAGATTTAAATCGTTGTCAAATTAAGATTATTGAAAAAATTTTAAAAAAGGACAAAGTTAGTGGTAAATTTGTAGGTAGATTATTTGTATTTGGGGATAGTTTTCAGTGTCAACCAAAAGGAACAAAAATTTTAATGTCAAACGGTATTGAAAAAAATATTGAAGATATTATTATAGGAGATAAATTAGTTAGTTATGATAGACATAATAAGGGATTTTTTGTTGGATATTATGAAAATCATAGATGGGGAAGTAAATCTATGGAAAAATATGGATGTAACGTAAATAATATTAGTAGAAGAGAATATAATGGTGATTTAATTTGTATAAAATTCAATAATTATATCAGTAAATATACCCCAAATCATAAATGTTTAGTTAGAATAATAAAAAAATGTGAATATAATTACATTTTATATTTAATGGAGAAAAATGGTTTATTTCGCATTGGTATTACTCCTGTGTGGAGTAAAGACGGTATTAATTTTAATGCAAATAGGACTAAACAAGAAAATGCTGATAAATTTTGGATATTAAATGTTTATAAAAATAAAATTGATGCTTATTTAGATGAGCAATATTATTCATTAATATATCAAATACCACAATTAATATTTTGTTATAGGCAACAAAAGGGTAATATAAATCAAGAATATATTGATACATTTTATGATAGATTTGATAAATCTAAATTTAAAAATAATGCAATTAATATATTGAATAGTTTTAATAGAAAATATGATTATCCATTTTGGTTTAAAGGTGGTGGGTGTTATTTTTCTAAAGAACATATGTTTGAACTAAATGCTTGTAATATAATTTCAGAATTAATGCAAATTGTGATTTTTGATAAAAATAATATTAGAATACAAACAATTAAAAATAGAAAATCATTAATTAAAATTTTACCTAAATATTGTAACATTGAGAATTTATCTTATGAAAAGATTAATGATTATGTTTATTCAATTGAAGTAAATAAATATGAATTATATGTTGCTGATGGAATTTTAACACATAACTCAATCTATGGTTTTAATGGTTGTGACGATAAAATTTCTGAATGGTTCGAAAAGTTTACAAATACTAAGATATTATCATTAACAACATCTTTTAGATGTGCAAAAAACATAATAAAAAAAGCACAAGAAATTGTTTCAGATATTAAAGCACTTGATGATGCCCCGGATGGTGTTGTACGTGATGGTGACGTATTAACTGAAGCACAAAGTGGTGACTTTGTTCTTTGTAGAACTACAATGCCTCTCGTTAAATTATTTTTTGAATTTTTAACCCAACATAAAAAAGCAATTATTAAAGGATCAGATATTGGTCTTCAACTTATTGATTTAATCGGAAAATTTCAAACCATTGATAGTTTGACTAAATTTTGGAATGGTGAATTAGCTAAATTTAGAGAAAAATTAAAAACTGATGGTGTATTAGACCCACATGAACATAGTGGATATTCGGCACTTGAAGATAAAGTAAATACATTATTATTTTTATGTGGTCTTGCTGAGAACATTTTTGATTTGAAAGATAAAATAAAAACAATTTTTACTGATGAGATTCAGGGCATTTGTTTAAGTACAGTACATAAAGTTAAGGGATTAGAAGCAGATCGAGTATTTATTATTAGACCGGATTTACTTCCAATGAAAAATGTTAAATCTTGGCAATATATTCAAGAAAAAAATCTTGAATATGTAGCGTATACAAGAAGTCGTTTAGAACTAATATTTGATCGTAATTGGTGTGATGAAAATTAATTTTAAATACTTATTTTTTAAGAAATAGTGGACAGTATTTAAACGTAAAAGAATGGCTTGATATATATTATCTAATTAAAAAATAAAATATATGGAATGGATTATTAAAATAGAAAACGAAATAAAACAAAGAATTTTAGTAAAATTTGATTCTCAAAATGAATTACTTATATTTGTTGGACAACTTAAACCATATAATAAACCTTGGGTTGATTTTAGTGAAATAAAACAACCAATTTGGATTAGTTATCCACATATAATTCCCGGTACATTAAGTAATATGGGATTAATTAACCTTGAAATGATTCAAGAAATATTAATTAATACCCATGATTTAATGAAAAAAAGAGTTACAGCATATAAAGAAATTGCAGAAGCTTTTGAACACATTAAAGTAATTGAATTTACAAACGAAGAAGAAAATGTTAAAACGTCAGAAATTATATAAATAAAAAAGGGATCAAATTGATCCCTTTTTTATTTTAGTTATTTATTGATTACTGTAAGTCACCAATTCCAAAAGTTTGTAAACCATCGCAGAAAATTCTACCATAGTAACGATTAAGAACCATTTTCTTTGCATAACGAGTCATGATACCACGAATCGGAGTGAAATCGAATGGATTGTACATTACAGGAGTTAACTGCATAGGTACGTATGGAGCGTAGATGTAACCAGTTTCAAGGATACTTGTTCCTTTATGACCAATCAACACTGTGTTAGCAGGTGAATAAGGGTCACGGTATACGATATAACGACCACTTAATGTACCGATTTTTTCAATACCCATATTATACTTATCCTGTTCAGGAGCAGCATTAGATACGTGGAAATATTCAAGATCATCAAATACAGCACTTACTTCAGGAGATACAACGATCCAAGATGCACCACCACGAAGAGTAGATTTATGAATCTGAGCTGAAATCTGGTTAACTTTAGTAATTAAAGTCTGATTCCAGTCTTTTTGTGTTCCGTAATAAGTAGTTGATTGTCTACGAAGACCATTATAGTCCCAACGAGCAGTCCAAGCAGCACCTCTTCTAAGGTCACGAAGAATTTCACGGTCAATTTCAGCAGCCATTTGTTCTGAAAGAAGTGCAGTTAACTCAGCTTCAGCATCAATGTTATGGAATGCAGAAACGTCTTGTGCCAATTCAGGAGTCCACATAGCACGCATTTTACGAGTTTCAACTGATACTGTTACTTGATCAAGTACGAAAGTAACTTCAGCCATTCTTGAATCTTCTTCAAGATCATTATATGTTCTGTAGGTTACTATAAAAGTAATACCTGAAGCAACAGTAGAAGCACTCAATGCTTGATAACCATCAGTTCCAGCGTAACTTACGTCAGCAATAAGAATGATTTGACCAGAAGTGTTAACAATACCTTGTCCATATTTTTGAACTTTTACGTTAAAAGGAATACCGTCACCAGCAGTAATACTTTCAAATCCAGCAGGAGCAGTTAAAGTAGTGTCAGAATAAACATTTAATCCAGCAAGGAAAGTTTCAGTATCCATTGGTACACCAGCAGGACCTATTAATTTACCTTGAGAGTCAGTAGCAAAACCACCAACAGTTAAAGTAACATATTTATCGACAGCTATTGTCCAAGTAGAAGCAGTTGTTGCACCAGTATGAGTAGTAATCTGACCTCTTGAACGATCAAATAATGAATCACCTTCTTCATTATATTTTGTTGCATAAAATGCATCATATAATGAACGAGTTTCAAACTGAGTTGGAGTTGCATTAGTTGCAGCATTTTCATAAGCACCGTTAGGTGAAGTATGCATACCAGAACTACCATTAGTAGGTACTTCAGGATTAGTTTGATCACTAACTACCCTATAGCTTGCTTTTGGGTTAATGTAATATAATTTACCAATAGGTAAATTAAGTGCTTGTACAGAAACAATATCGTTTGCTAATAATTTAGCAAATACCCTACGAATTACAGGGAACGCTACTGTTTCGAACTGACCTGACGAAGCAGAATCAGTAGATTCATTAATCATGTAAGATAATTGGTTTTCGAATAACTGCGCACAGTTTTCTTTAACATTACCTTCCAAACCTTCTAACAGACCAATTTTTTCCCATCTGTTAGTAGTTATTTCTCTTTGTTCACGAAGTTGTTTAAGACCAATATTACCAACTTCTGCGCTTTCGGTTAAAAATCCCATTTTATTTTATTTTATTTTATTTTAATTTTTTTAAATTATTTTTTTTCCTCTATCATTTCTTTCTATGGTTTCAATCACTTTTTTCATTCTCTGAAGATGTTTATTGTCTGCATATGCTGTTTTTTCTATTACTTCTTCAAGTTTTTGTTTTGAGGATGGCTGTATAGAGGTAGCAGCCTTACTTTCAACACTTTGAGAAATTGTTTTTTTACCTTCTTTCATTTCTGATAAGATAGTTTTATACTTTTTCTGTGATTCAGCAATAGTATCAACCTTTTTAAATTCGTTGATAATTTTAATTTTATCATCTTGTGTTAACGCCAATTCTTCATTTACCAAAAGGTTATTTACATGAGCCAAATTGGTATTGAATATTGCCATTTCTTTCAATTGATTACGATATTTTTCAAGTGCGGTTTTATACCCTTCAAATAATGTGGTTACAGATGTTTTATATTTTTTGGTTTCGTTTAATTTTTTAGTTAATTTTTTATTTTCTTCAATTAATCCACCAATTTTTTTCTTGGATTCGTCTACACCCTGCTGACGGAATCTACCGTGCGTACCTTGATGGTCGCCCAATTTACCCGGAGTAATTGTACCACTTGAGTATGAAACTCCTTTAGCTTCATCTACACCTTGTTCAGCAGGAGCACCCAATACAGCTTGAACATCTGCATCTGTAATTTCATCTGACATTTCATCAATTAATGTATCGGTAGGTCCTTGATTATGTAAACCATTTACCTGACCAGTATCACCAAAAGTTGAAGCACCATCAGTAGCTCCAGCAGCGTGCATTTCTTCAACATTATTTCCCGACATACCTGCAAGTATTTCATCAATTTGATTTTTCATACCAACAAGTTGATCGTATGCTACGCCTTTGTTACCCTTTTCCATGAATGACGGAGAAGATTGAAGTTCTTCACCTAAATTTTCCATATTAGCAATTTCTTCTTCGATTTGCTCCATTGTTAAAATTTCGTCATCATTATCTGCACCTTCTAAAGCAGAACCAACACTATCCACATCAAGACCTGTTACATCAAATTCTTCAGTTTGAAGTTGTTTTTTTGCTTTTTCATCGAATGGATCACCATCACCAACAGTATCGGTAATATGTACATCTTCTTCAACTTTAGCTTTGTTAACAATAATTCCACCTTCTTTAGTGTTTTCATCGAATGGATTACCATCACCAACGGTATCTTGTATTGTTACAGTTTCTTCAACATTTGCTACTTTTTTTGCTTTTTCATCAAAGGGTTTCCCTTCTCCAGCAGTTTCTTTTACGACCTTTTTGGTCTCTTTTTCTTGATTTTTCATAACAGATTCTTTATTATTTAATTCAGCATCGTCATTTTTTGACTCTTTATTATTATCCAATTTTTTATAGGACTCTTTTACTGATTTATTTTTATTTTGTAATTCTTCTTTTAATAAATTATTAAAATCGTTTGGAAATTCTTCCGCTAATTTGTTTTTAGCATTAGTCTTTGCAGCTTCCATGATTTCATTATAATCAGTTAAAGCTTCTTTAATTATCGATTTTTTATCGTTTGCCATGTTTTTTGTAGTCTAATACTATAATTTTTATAATAAATACATTCTCATTACGAAAAAGTATAATTTTCAATAAAATTCTTGCATATTAGAAATATTTTAATTATATTTCCCATCTATTTTAGATTAAGAATTTACCAATTGCATTTATTATTTTGTTTTCATCTTCTTTAAGATAAATACCATTTTTCTTTACAAAACTTTCACCAAATCCAACATTGTTTTGTTTTCCGGGAAATAAATATCCACCGGGAGTACTTGGTGTTGAAACCAAATCAAAACCAATTAATTCAAAATCACTTTGAACAATATTTTCACCATTAATATCTTTTAATGTACCAACACCACGAGATGATATACCTAATTTAATTTTGTTTTGTAAATACAATACTATTTTATCACCAATAACTGAACAAACACCATATTTAATATAACCCGGAGATACTATAATTTTTAATTCACCAAATAAAACATTTTCTTGATCACCTTTTCCCCACCACATTTTTGTTATCATGTGTGAAATATTTTGTAGAGAAATTATTGATGAATCTGGATGGTCAGCTTCTGATACAGCACTATTACCAGCAATTAATTCCCGATATGCTTCAACTTGTGGAATTAAAACATCTTTAGGATAAATCCTTCCATTTTTGTTTTTAACTCCCCATTTTTGTAAAATACATGGTATTAAAACAGGTTCATTTGGTTTTAATACAAAACTTTCATTTAATATATCTCTACTATCATCATTACCAATTATTCCGGCATCATGTTCGATTAATATTCCAAATCCAATATCACCCGCTTGCAATATCTTACTCATAATAAATTATCTTTTATATAAATAGTTTAAACTATTGTTTTGTATCAATAGGATTTATATTTTTTCGTTTTAGGTATTTATAAGTATAAATCAGAATAATGGCAAATAATGTAAAGTTGATTGATCCTCATGAAGTAAATATCAAGAATAATGATAATGTTAATGGAATTCCACAATATCAAGATATGTTTATTTATGCGGAATTGTTTGCAACAAGCAGAGGAAGAACAGTTATAATAACATCAAATGGTGGTGCTAAAAGTCAAGGTGTAAAAAAAACAGGATTTGAAAATAATATAACTGTAAATTTAATGGGTGTTGATCAAAACAGTGATAATGATAACCCAAACTATTTAAAATTCAGTACAAATTATTATGATGGTAGTACAAGTACTAACACTCAATTTGAAAGTTTTGGAATTACAAGCATAAAAGTTGGTATTAATTCATCATTTGTTCCACAAATTAATATTCAATTTGTTGATATTAGAGGATTATCTTTCTTTAATCAAGAAAACTCACCATATAGAATTTTATTTAATTTTCCTCCACCAATATTTGAATTAACAATTAAAGGATATTATGGTAAAGCATTAAAATATAAATTACATTTAGTAAAATATACGTCAGAATTTCAAGCTGATAGTGGAAATTTCATTATTGATGCAAATTTTATTGCAATAACATATGCACCATTAACAGATATTTTATTTAGATACGTGATTAACGCTTCATTAATTGCAGATGGAAATTCACCAACATCATTAAGTCCATTTAAAGAAGGTAAACCACAAAATACGTATGAATTAATATTAAAGCTACAAAATTTATATTCTGAAATTCAAGATAAAGTAAAAAATAGTGAAGAAACTACAAATAGTGATAACACTAAAAAAATTATAAATAAAAATAATACAACATTAACTGGATTATATTCTAAAAATTTTGAAGCAGAACTTGGTGGATTTAAAAACTATTATTATTATAAAAAATCGAAAGATGAAAATAATAGTAATATTTCATATCTTGAACAAATTAAATTAATACAATATGATGAAATTATAAAAGGTGTTCAAACAGAAGGCATTCCAAGTGAAATGGATGTTAAATTATATATTATGATGGTTAAATCAGATAATCAAAACCAAACTGATTTACAAAAAAAAGCATTATCTACATTAAAAAATCGTTTAATTAATGGATATAATGATTCTGGTAATGAACGTATTAATGATTCTGATATTACAAATCCTGAAATTACTACAGCAAATAATAAAACATATATTGGAATTGATATTACTAATTATTATTTAAAAATAAAAAAATCTAATATTGCATTAAATAAAAAAATAGATGAATTAAATAGAAAAATTATAACTAACGTTAATAATGTTATTAGCGAAAAATTAGGGATGCAACCAACAATTTATAACATTTTCAAAATTATTTGTGATGATGTTGATAGATTTTTTGTTAAAATGTATAAAGTTGCTGAAAACTCTGAAAAACATCATGAAACAAATAAAAGTATAATTCTTGGTAATAATTATTATAATGATGTTTTAAATAAAATATTTGCATTTCCATTAATTGTTAATAAAAGTGAACCTGTTTGTGGTGGTATACGTGAAGAAAGAATTGCACCAATCGAACTTAGTAAACAATGTCCAGAACCATTTCCTGAAATAAAATTTATTGATAATTTTATTAAAACATTTTTTCTTCAAGCAGAATTTGAATATCAAAATAATTTAAGAAGTGAAACAAATGAAGACGGTTCTAATGTATGGTTACCATTATCACCAATTGATTCAAAAATTATTGGTAGTAATGCAACACCATATTTAGGTAAAACGAATTATTTAGATATGCTTGAAACAGCAATTAATAGATTTTATATAATTTCCCAATATGCAATTCCAGAAAGATTTTATAATGAAGATGCATTAAAAGAACCAAATAAATCATATATTAAACTTTATGCTGAATCTGAAGCAGTTAATTTAATATCATCAATTAGTGGGTTAGGAAGTACTACAACATATGGTTCTGATTTAACAAGTTCACAATTAAAAAAATTATCTGATGCTTATAAAACAAATATTGGATTATTTTTTGATTTTATTTCGAAAAATTTATCGGGCAGTTATAATTTTGAAGGTGAATCCGTTATTATTGATAATAATACCGCAGCATATGTGGATAAAATAGATTCAAAATTTAAAGGTTTTAATTTTATAAATAATACTGTTGAAGAACAAAATCCTGATCTTACTAATGAAAATAAACCAATTGCCAAATTTATGCAAAATACTGCAATTAAAAGAGATCATTGGTGGAAAACAAAACTGGAATCTAATTTTTATAAATTTACTACTGAAAATATTATTTATATTAGAGATATGTCCGGTGATGGTGATGGTAATAAAAAATATGATACGAGATATTTAGAAAAATCTTATAAATATTTATCATTTTTTAATTCAATAGATACAATAAAAAATGGAGGTAATACCACATTACAAATAGATAATTCAGGTGAAATACAATATTATAAACCAACTCCGGGAATATTAAAAAAAGTAACTTCAATAAACGATGTTTGGGTTAATTATCTTAACTTATATGATGATTATTTATATGAAAAAATTATTCATGTGGGTGGTGATCAATATAATCGATTATTAAGTGAAATTGTTTTATTTTCAAGTTTTGGAACAGCATTAAGTCCTTTTGATTTATATTCTAAAAATTTAAATGAATATATTTTTAATATTCCATCAATAGTTGAAATTCCAACATTTTTAGGTTTATACATTGGAGCATTAATTGCAATAAAAAGAAGTACAAGTAATTTAAATGTGCTTTATGATTATTTTCAGAATGGTAATGGAAAAAATATAATGGGTCAAGGTAAAAGAATTATTGCAGACATTAGTGATTGTGATAAATATTTATCTGAAGAAGATAAAAATACGTTTTATAATTATTTTTATGCTTATGATATTGATGGTTTTGATAGTTTTATTAATTCAGTAAATGAATTATATGAAACCGCACACGATAAAAATCAAGATTATAATGGAAAATATAATAATTTATTAGACCCTGATAAAGAAGTTAGTGAAACATATAGAAAAACAATTACTGATATATTAATTGAAAGAATAAATGTTGCGATTTATACTCAACTAACATTTCTAATAAGTGATGAAACATCCCCAACATTATATACATCACTTAATTCAATGAAATTAACATCAAAACAATTAGTGAATAATTATTATTTTGAACAATTTTTCACAAAAATTGCAAATGAAATTTTTGATAATAAAAAAGAAGCAGAAAAAAAAGAAGAAGAAAAAAATAAAAAAGCTGATGATAAAGATATAATAACTCAAACATATTATTCATTTAAAAATATTAATGATAAATGGGTTAATATTCCGGAAAAAACAGTAATAACAAATGGAAATAATGGTGGTAATTATGGTTATCCTTTTAATCAACAAGGAAAAAGTTTAATCGATTCATTTGTTTTTGTTGATAGAGCAATGAATCCAATTGGTGATACAATGCTTAATGCTGAAATACTTACCCAAGTATTTGATGATCCAAACATAACAGTATTTACAGTTATTTCACAATTATTATCAACAAACGGATTTGAATTTTTCCCTATTCAAAATTTTATGATAAATGATAGTGATTGGGAAGACTCATTTAAAATTGATATGAGTGGAGTTGTAAAAGATAGAGCAGCATTTGTATGTATGTATATTGGTGGAACATCAAGTTACCCAACAGGTAATGGTAATGATTTTAATGACGATGGTATTACTGATTTGAGTAATACAAATGCAAATGATTTTAATACTTCAAAGGATGGATGTATACCAGCACCCGATCTTGATAATCAAAATGAAAATAATAAAGATTTTCCATATCATGAAGTAAGAGCATTTAGTGTTAGATTTGGTCAACAAAATCAATCAATGTTTACCAATATAAAAATTGATAGTAAAGAATACCCCGAAACAAATGAATCAATTCAAATATTATCAAGATTAGCTGGTGATAATAAAAATGATGCACCAATTCCAAAAGGACAAAATTTATATAGTTTATTTGAAAATAGATCATATAAAGCCACTATTGAAGGATTGGGAAATGCAATGATTCAACCAACACAATATTTTCAATTAGAAAATGTTCCATTATTTAATGGAGCATATATTATTTTAAATGTTGAACATATTGTTGTACCCAATAAAATGACAACTTCATTTTCAGGTACAAAAATTTTAAGATATCCAGTTCCAAGAGTAAAAGATGCTGCAGCATTTATGGGATTTGACGGTAGTTCATATAGTTCAACAAGTCCCGGTAGTCTTGTTGCTGGTGTGGGTGCAATAACAATGTCACAAGAAAGATTGACACAATTAAATTCTGTTTATGGTATTGATGTTTCTCATTGGCAATCAGATTTAGATTGGAATAAAGTGGTAACAAATAATAATCCTGATTTTCCAACACCTGAATTTGCAATAATAAAAGCTACTCAAGGAACTAAATATATTGATACTAAAGCAATCACAAACGCTACAGGTGCTAAAGCTGCTGGTCTTAAAATTGGTTATTATCATTATGCTGAACAATTTATAAGTAATAATACTAATGAAATTATTACAAATTCGAGGGAACAAGCAACATTTTTCATTAATACAATTAAAAATAATTTACCTGAACCCAATTTCCCACTTATATTAGATATTGAAGATGATATTGCTAATAATAAACTTTGGTCTAAGGTTAAAACAAACAATGATTTATGGATTAATACATTTTTAAATGAATTGAAAAATGCTAAATATAATGCCATTATATATAGTGGTAGACCTTGGCTTAATGAACATACAAGTAGTAATTTTAGTTCATATCCATTATGGCATGCTCAATATCCAAAAGAACCTGAATTTACTAATCCAACAATTGCAAATGGATGGAAAGATTGGACTGCATGGCAATTTAGTCCTAATGGTAGTGTTAATGGAATTAATGGTAGAGTTGATATCAATGCAATGAAAAAAAGTTTTTTTGATTCACACACAACATAAAAAAATGCCCCATATGGGGCATTTAATTTTAATATAAAAAATGGTTTATAAAAGTTCCTTTTTTAATTCATATAAGCTTATAATATCATCATCAACATTTTTTTGTATAAATACCATCTCTTTAATTTTTTGAATTGCTTTTGTAATACTATCTTTAATATTGTCTTTATTTAAACCATCTAATATTGTAAGAGTTTCATTTTTATAAGTTTCAAGAAGCTCTTGTTTTTCATCATCATTAGATTTTATAAGTTTTTGGAATAAATTTTTATCGTCTTCAATTAATATTTCATATTTTTTATTGAATTTATTTACAGCAATTTCAATTACTTCTTCATTTATTAAATTTATATTTTCTACTAATATGTTTTTTGAAATTTTCTTTGGTTCTTTAATATAATTTAAAATTAATGTAAATGATTCATGTATTACATCAACATCAATTTTATCATAATCATTTAATGATTCTTGAATTAATTGATCAATTGCTTCATATAATGCAACTTTTTTAATATTTTCATTATTTAAATTTAAAAGAGTGCTTTCATTTAAAAACATATTTAATTTTTCACGTTCTTTTTCAATTTCTACTAACGTATATACTTCAAACAACTTGATATTATTATCAATATAGCGTGTCGCTATAATATCATTATCAATATATTTATTTTCAATATTATTAAAAACTTTAAATTCCAATAGTAAAATTGGAGAATTCTTAATTATATTGAAAAAGTTAAAGGCAATTTTTTTTGATTCTTCAATTAATGTATTACTAAAATAAGAATCCTTTAACTTATTCGAAATTATCAAATTAATAATTCCTATGTTGGCGTTTTTCATATGGTATAATTCGATTTAATATAAATACTATGCTTGTTTATAAATGTTTATTTTATATAATATATTAATTATATACGTTAATTATTCGGTTAAATCTATACCTTCAATGTCTTGAAAATCAACATAATCACCTTCATTAATTTTTTGTTTAGTATTAAGACTTTCGTTATTATTTAATAATGAATCAATTTCATCAATCATTTTTTGCGCATTACTATTTAAATTTTCATTAATTTTATTATTTTCATTAATTATTTTTTTATTATTAGCAACTTTTTCATGTTCTGGTTCTGGACTATTACCAAAAACTAATTTTTCAAGAAGATCATTATATTCTTTATCATTTAATTTATTTTCAGCCATTGGTGGAATTCCCCCTCCTGCTGCACCCATAGGGGTTTCACCACCTAATGGTGCTCCACCACCTAATGGTGCTCCACCTACATTACCTTCTGGTGGCATTCCTTCATCACTTCCGGGTGGTGGTGTTCCACCTTCTGGTGGCATTTCTCCACCAGTTGCTCCTGATACTCCCGGTATCATTCCTTCTTCTGGTACACCAAATCTTTTATCTATGTCACTAAATAATCCAGATTTTTTTATACTAACTGGTGCATCTGCAAGTTCCTGCATTACAACCTTTTCCATCTTTTGTTGTTTTAGATCGTCAACAATTTCCCTATCGCTCATATTAAATAAAATACGTTTTGCATTTGTATGAGACATTGCAGCAAGACCTGCTTCTGCACGTGTTAATTCAGCATATGTTTGTGCTTTTTCACGGAATAGTTCAGCTTTTAATTGTTCTTGTTGAATTGATGGATTTGTGAGCGTTAATGTAAAATTAATTAAATCTTCACCAGAATAACCCAATAAATATAAATGTATCATCGCCATTTTATTCAATTCTTGAATCATGGCTTGCTGTATACGATTTATTTTTTTAGAAAAACGAATATCAAATTGTGCTAAGTTTTTACCACCACCTGCAGCATCTTGGAAACTTAAAAAAGGTTTAGGAATACCAAGACCAACAAATAAATTGTCTCGAAGATATTCAATATCTTGAATTTGATCAAGATTAGAATTTTTTGTAAAAATACCACAAGATAATGCAAACGTATGGTAATTATGTAATTGTTCTTGACCATCAATTGTAATTGTACCAGTATCTTGTTTATTTGGTAAAAATTCAATTGATGTTATTTTATGATTATAACATGGAATTTTATTTTTAAAATCATTCCAATTTTTATATTTAAAATGTTTTAATAGTTTATCAATATTATTACGAGTAATCTCAGTCATTTTTTTTAACTGTTTATTATTCGGGTTTAATTTATTAAATTCATTTAACCATTCACTATTTTTAAGATTAATTACATTATTTAAAATTAAATCTAATCTACCATATTCATTATAATATTCAATTAGTAAATCAAGTAGTTTTTCTGAATATTTAATGGTTTGTTTTTCAATGATAGCATTTCTATATTTTTCATTTTCCCATAGATTTTTTGCTAATTCAGATTGTTTTTTCCTGTTTTCGGGTAATGATTTTGTTTTAGATATTAATTTATCTCTCAATTTAATAATTTCATCTTTATTTGAATTATTATTAAATGTATTAATTGCTTTATTTCTTGATTTTAATGAATTGTTTATGCTTATATTTCTTCTATTTTCTTTTTCTTCATTTGATAAATTATTTATAAAATTTTTCGCGGAATTAGATTGTTTTTTTGTAACATTATTTCTAAAAAGAACATCTGTTTGTAATTTATTATGATATTTTCTTCTTCCTTTCATTAATCTATCATTAACAGTATTTTTAAAATGAATATCATTATTATATTTTTCTTTATATGCCAATCCACCGATTATTGATTGTTTGGTATGTAAAGAAAAATGTTCCTTAAATGATAATCTTACCAAATTATTTGGATTATTGTTAAATCTATTAAAATCATCGTGATGTCTAACAAAACCATATTCTAAATCACGATTAAAATAATCATTAACCATTCTATGAGTAAAAATCCAATCATTTATTGAATGATCATAAATCATTTCATATTCATTATTTTCTCTTTTTATTTTTTCAAATTTTTTATTAAATGCCCACATAGATTCACCAATCAATAAATCTTTTGCTTGTTTTTCACCATTGAATTTTGATGGAAATCTATGATCGGGGGTACATGTTATTGATTCTCCGTTATCTAAAGTTATTTTTAGAACATCAGTATTTTTTCTCGTAACACCTGCCCATGTAATTTTTCCGGGGACAATTGAACCAGTATTGGGATTAATAGAATATGACCATAATTCTTTACCTAAATTAAATTCATTGATAATATCATTTAATTCTAAACTTCTACCATCAAGTAATTCAATTTTAGTATCTAATGTGAGACATGCACCCGGAAGCGTATCTATACCTGATTGAGTATTTGCATTTCTTACAGGTATAAAATAATCTTCATCGTTACCCAAAATATTAAAACGATAATCTATTTGACCATCATTTGGCGAAACCTGTGCCATTTTTTTAAATTTTGTTGCAACTTTATAAATATATTCTTCAATATCTTCTTCATCAATATTTCCAACATCAATTTTAAATACTTTTTTTTCACCTGCACGTATTATACGATAAGTTAACATTGCATCTTCTGCCATTACTAATTGTCTAAATACTCTACGAACTTTATTTAAAATTGATGAACCATAAGGTAAATATTTATCATCACCAAGAAGTCTAAAATGTGCAATTTCAAATACGTTAAACTCATCACCAGTCATTCTTTCTTTGAACTTTATGATTGGTTTACCGTTTTGAATTCTTTCAAACCTTTCAATTTCATAGTTTACTAATTGTTTCAGATGAGTGATGCCCTTTTTACGTTCACCATATAATAAAACAAAATTGTCACCATATTTTACAGTATTTCTTACCCAAAATGGTAAATTAACATTTATATTGACAATATCATAAAAAAATTCTTCCAACAAAAATTTAATTCTTTCTTTATTAGAATATATATTAAGCATTTTACCGTTTAAACCAATAGTTGTGGCTTCTTCCATAATTAAATCTAAAGCACTTGAAATAATTGGATAATATTCCATACCTTCATAGTCAATATATGCTGGAAGTCTGGCAGCTTCATATTGAAGTGCTTTTTGGAAACCTCTATCCGTAGTTCTGAAAAATTTGTTTTGAAGTTCTCTTTTTTGTTCTAACTCCAATCCCTTCCTATGTATTTCTTCAGGTGTGTTACCTTTAATAACAACTTTAGTAGTGTTTGACGATGCAGATTTTGATATAACAGGTTGATCATCTTGAAAACCAAAACCATCAAGATTCAACATTTTATTAAGTTGCTGATATATTGTACCTCTTTTTTGTTCTTCAGCCATTTTATAAATTTTTATATTTTTTTATAAATACTTTAATTTTATTGAAAAGTCATTTGAATATAAATACATTCTAACTTTTCTTTTTCTCACCTAAACCTTTAAATAACCAAGAATGTGAAATGTATGGATTTAACGGAGATACACTATTAGGTGAAATCATTGGTTTATTTTTATATCCTTTATTTTTTTCAATTTCATTTATATCGTTAACATTCATTATTGCATTTAACATTTTTTCAGTAACTCCTTTACTTTGTTTAAATCTTGCCATATCAAAATTTAATACATATAAACTAATTGATAATCCCATTATTGAATCATCATGAAAAGATCGTTTATGATCCGCAACACGATTTCCGGGAATTGTAATAAAAGTTTTTAATTCTTCTAATAATCTAATTGATCTTATAATAACATCTTCCAAATGAATTGCTCTTTGCATTTCAAGAATAACTGATGCACGATTATTACCAATAAAAAATCCCGGAATTAAATCAACATTAATTATAGAACCATCAGACATTGTTTTTTGTCCTTTTTTAATATAACCCTGTAATCTATCTCTGGAAGGTTTGTGTGTAACTTCAGCATAATGAACGTTTTCATAACCAAATTCTAACATTTTTTCTACTGTTTGTACACCATAACCACCAGTAATATCAACAACACAATATGCATTATTATATCTTTTACCAAATTGATAAGCAATTTCAGCAAGCATTTGTGGGGTTATTTTACCATAATATTCTGCAACTTGTTCAACCTTATGTCTTTTTATTTTAATTTTTTTTATTTTATCTCCTTTAGTTATAATTTTTTCTTCAATAATTTCAGTTATTTTCAAAATATTTGCTGTTGAATTATCTTCTCCATGTCCGGGTGATGCATCTAAAGCAATTATATAATCTTCTCCCGGTAAAGGGTCTTCAAAAATCCACATATTATTATCTATATATTCTTGACGAATTGGAGTTTTAATTTCATTTTCTTCTATTCTTTTTATAAATTCTTCAGCAATAAAATTATTACCTGAACCTAAGAATGAACATAAAAGTTCTTGTGCAATTTTACGCATGTCACCATTTGCACCTTGTATTTGTTCTTCAAACCAAGGTGAACTTGCTTCCCAACCATCATCCATCATTTGAATTCTGGTTTTATTATTCCAATTTTGATCTATTAATTTTTTTTCGTTTTGTTTTCCTTTATTTTTTAACCAAACTAAATCTTCATTATATCTTGGATCATTAAACCACCATAATTCAACTGCTTTAAATCCGTTTTCACTATTACCAGTATCTTTATTAATTTTACGTGCACCAATAAAATGTTTATAAAAAACTGCATCGAGACCTGAAGGTGTACTAACCATGATAGCACCACCACCAGTACCTAATGTTGGTCTTGCTGCTGTCCAAAATTTATCACCTTTTTCTGTCCATGCAGTTTCATCCCAAAATATCAAAGTAGGTGTCATACCACGAAGACCTTTTGATGAGAATGCACCAATTCTTGAATTATTATCGTAGATTTTATCTTTTTGAGTATCTTTTAAATTTTTTTCAGATTCTCTACCCGTTTTAGGTCGTAACCAACTTGGACAACCTTCAATAAATAAAACAACATCACTCATAATTTCATCACGAGCAGTTTCAAGCTTATCTGCAACTATAGCAACCTGTCTATTTCTATTGAACATAACATACCAAGCAATATATGCACAAGTAGTTGTTGAAACACCTGCTTGACGATATTTATTTGCAATAGTAAATCTGTTATTAATATATGTTTCAATTAATTCTTTTTGAAAATCAAATAATTTAAAAGGCACTATCATACCACCTTTACCTTGTGTTTGGTCAAAGATTGTTAAATATGTTTCAATAAAATATATTGGATTTGAAGCACAACGAACAATTTCATCTTCTTGTTCATAATATGTTAATTCACTTGCCTTTTTAATTACACCACTTTTAGTTATAATAATTGGTTCAATATTTCCAATTTTTTTTCTTAATTCTAATGCTAATTTTCTGGCAGTTTCTTTTTCTTTTTCTTTTTGAACATCAAATGGAATTACGGGAATATGATCAGGGGCATCATCTTTTTCTACAAAATTATCGGCTTTTGATTTAGTACTCATTTATAATAATTTATAATAAATACTATTCACATATAAAAACCGCAAAGCACGATATTTATGAATATATCGAATTTTTATACAAAATAAAAAACAATATGCCGAATATACGAAAAAATGGCGCAGAAAAAATAAAGAGCGTGTTATTGAAAATGAAACGTTTTATAGAGATAAAACAAAGACAAAAAGAAACTCTTTAAAATCCAACCTTAAATTAAAATACGGAATTACTATTGAAGAATATGATATTATATATGTTAAACAAATGAAGCTGAATTTAAAATTAAGTTAGCTGTTGACCATTACCACAAAACCAATAAAATAAGGGGATTATTGTGTAAAAATTGTAATTTCATTTTAGGTCTTCCTAAAGATAATATTGAAACATTAAAGAGTGCAATTACTTATTTAATGATTTAAATTTGCAAGACTCGACAATAATCTTGTATTGTCGAGTCTCGATTTCCTTCTTCCAAATGGTAAGATGAACATAAAAACCAAAAACGCATTCATGAAATACGTTTTCTTAACTGTTTTACCTCATGGGTAATCAGACATAAAACCGCAGGATAAGGTAAATATCTTGAAATATCGTATCCCGAAACCCTCTTCACCCTAATATGGTGCGATGGGCAAATATAAATACTAAAGTTTTATTAAAGAGATTATTTTGTTATAAATAATTTTTACTGATTCATCGATTGATAAATTTGTAGTATCTATTGATATTTTTGGATTGATTGGTGGTTCATATGGAGCAGAAATGCCAGTAAAATTAGGTATAATACCAGTCCGTGCTTTTATATATAAACCTTTTTTATCTCGAATTTCACATGTAGTTATTGGAGTACTAACATAAATCTCAAAAAAATTATCTTTACCGATAATATTTTCAGCCATTTTTCTAATATAATGTGTTGGACTAATAAAAGCAGATATTGTAATAATACCACATTCGCAAAATAATTTACTTACTTCTGCAATTCGTCTAATATTTTCAACACGATCGTCTTCCGAAAATCCTAAATTTTTATTTAATCCGTTGCGTATTTTATCACCGTCAAGTACTTGAGTTAATATACCATCAAAAAAAAGTAGTGTTTCAAGACCTTGTGCTAAAGTACTTTTACCTGCACCAGATAATCCAGTAAACCAAATAACAAGACTTTTTTGTTTTAATAGTGATTCTTTTTCTGATTTTTCAATAAAATTGAACATTTCAGGAAAAATATTTTTAACCATATTATGAATATTGATGAATAATCATCAAAGTTAAAATTTTATTGAAGATATTTCAACAAATTCATTATTTTTTAAAATAATTTTTCTTGCACTTAACAAATCTTTGACTTTTACTAAAGTCATACCATAATGAAAAACTAATAAAGGTAAATTTTCTTCAATATCCTGTTCAAACATTTTAATATAATCACTTGAAGTACCGTCATCATTTTCATCAATTATTTCATATGCAAGCGCATGAATAGTATAATATCCATGCATATATTGACGATCAACAGCTTCATGTAAACAAAATAAATCAAAAGAATCGGTTTTTAAATTAATAATTGTATTAATATAATCTTCTGTTGGGGGTAATGCATTATCACAAGCAGGTACTAAATCCCAACACCAATCTTCAATTAAGATATTGGTTTCATCATATGAAAACATAAATTCATATAATCCTTCATTTTTTGAATTGTAACCAATTTTATGTACGAAAATTAATTTTAATTTACTGTCTTCATTATCCATTATGAAATTTTCTCATAAATACAACTATTTGCTAATTTTTTGTAAATAAATTTCACCTAATTCATTTAAATCAGTTATTTTGTTAATATGAAATTTTTGATTTATATAATAATCAGTAGCGATCATTTCAAACATATAACGAGAACAAGTAATTTTCCATTGTTTTTTTAAATAAAGATGGATTAAGTAAGAAACCAACACTACTATTAGTAATAATGAATATGATTTGATAAATATACTAATTATTATTGATAGAGTGGGGATGAAATATTTAAATATTGTAGAATATGTATAAATAATATGAAGTGATTCTTCATAATATGGTACTGTAATATCTTTTACTTTTTCTGGTTCATTATTTTCAACAAATCTATTATATTCCTTAACACTTCCTTTATTATTATAAAAAAATTTAAAAGATGAACCATAAATTCTAATAATATTTTGTAATTTCATAAGAATATTTTCTTCATTGTACGAAGATATTAATTATTTGTTACAAATAAAAAACCCGAAAAAGATTTTTCGGGTTTTATTTCGTTTAACTAAATGAATATTAATTAGGACCTCCACCAACAGAGAAATTACCTCCACCAGTACCTCCACCACCAAATGGAGTTTCCAAATTTAAAGTTTTGTATTTAAATCCTATAGGACTATTTCTATCTTGAATAAAATCAGGCATTTTTAGTCTATCAGTTTCATAACCTTGTTGCATTAAAGTATATTTAATTTCTGGTGACATACTTTTTGCCCATGACAATCTAAATTGTTTAAATCTACCATTAAGACTATCTTTAAAAATTTCTTGAAATGTTGTTTCAACTGCTTGTGGGTCATTTTGATTCAAATTTTCAAATTTTCCTGCGTTAGATTGAAATGCACCTTTCATATTTGCCCAAAAACCTTCACCAATCTGACCACCTTCTTTCATTGATGTTTCAAATAATTTAAATTGTTCATCAATTACTCTATCAAGTTTTTTTATAATTTCAGATTTTTTACTTTCATTTAATATTGGTTTTTTTAAACCAGCTTTTTCTTCAAGACGATTACGAATATATCTCCTAAGTTTTTGTTCAGATTCACTCATAACATTTTGTGGTTCTTCGCTTTCTCTTTTAATGTTTTTCCACATTGCTGCTGCAGCTACTTTTTCTCCTTTTTCTTTACTACCATATTCTTTTGCTGCTTTATTTGCTACCTTATCGAAATTTTTACCCTTTTCACCAATATCTTCACCTTTTTTTGCTGCTTTTACTACATTAGATTTTTTTTCTTTTGATAATCCGGTAGATGGTTTATCTTCTTCATTTATTTTATTTTCTTTTGGTGCGGTTTTAACGAAAGGTTTACTTTTTCCTGCTACTTTACTTGCTTCACTAAGATAAGTATTAACACCATCAGCAATTTGTTTAATTAATTTCTGTTTTGCTTCATTCATTGAAATATTAACTGTTTTATCAGGACTAATATTAATATCAACACCAGTAGTTGCTGCACCATTAGGTTTAGTTGTTACAACTCCAAGAGTTTGTGCTTCAGGAGCAAAACCAATACTATCTTTTTCAACTTCTCCAGTATCTTCTCCACCAATTTCCAATTCGTCATTTTCAACTTCTCCAGTATCTTCTCCACCAATTTCCAATTCGTCTTTTTCAAGTTCTTCATTATCTTCTTTAAGCATGTTTGGTTGTACTTCAACATTACCCGGATCAACAACACCTTCAGCAGCCATAGATGGTTGTATTTTATCACCAATACTTGCAGTTGTACCACCTTTACCTAATTGATTTGTTATGGTTTGTAAAATACTTTGTACATTAACTGGTTGTTGACCAGCTTTTGTTAATACATTATTTAAATTAGCAATTCGTTTACCTAAAACTGCTGCATCGGTTTCAACTTTTTTAACAGCAGGATTAATTTCACCTTTATAATATTGTTGTTTAACTGCTTGTCCTGCTTGCCCAACTGCTTGTCCAACTGCTTGTCCTGCTTGCCCAACTGCTTGTCCAATAGCTTGTCCACCTTTTTTAATACCACCCAAAGCAGCTTTACCTAAAGATTTTAAACCACCAAATATTTCATTAATTTGAGCAATTCTATCTTCATCACTGCTTTCATTCATTGCATCAACGTGTGGTGATAATTGATCAGCATATTCATCATGACCATATTCACCCTTTAATTTTTCCATAATTTCAGGAGTAATAAATATAGCAACAGCTTTAAAATCACCATCATTTTGTCCTTCATTGTGTGCATTAGCATATCCACTAACTAAATTACTCATTTCTTCATCATCACATTCTTGAATAGATTGTGCATTATATCCTCTTGATTCAGCATATTGAGCAAAACCACCACATTCAGAACATTGACCTTCTTCAACACCACCAGTTTCAACATCAATACTTTGTTCTTCAGGTGGTAAGCTTGAACTTACATCTTCAATATCCTCATATGGAACAACTTTTAATATTTTATCTGCCATTTCTTTTCGATCTTCAATTTCAACTTCGTCAAATTTCTTTTTAAATGCAGATAAAAACGTATTAACATATGCTTTAACATCTTCCGGTGTTAATTCAGCACTTCTTATTTTATTAGTTGCTTTACCAAGCAATTTTTCAATTTCATTTTGAGTAATACTTTTTTGATCTTCAGGAGTAACGGTAGCAGCATCACTTTCACCATTTTCTTCTGGTGCTGGTATTTCTTCACCACTACCCATATTATCAGCAGGTTCAGCAGGAATTTCTTCACTATCACCTTCAGGTTCAGCAGGAATTTCTTCACTACCACCTTCAGGAGCAACAGATAATTCAGCTCCCGGTTCATCAACAATAGGTGCTGTAGATAATCCAGCGTCCATTTCAGCAGCACCATCAGTATTCATTGGTGTAGAAGCATCTGCAGTTGCAGTTGCAGTATCAAGATTATCTAATTTTTTTTCTGCCTGATCAATTTCTTGACCAGCCAAATCTTCGTTAAGTCTTTTTTTACCACCATTTTTATTTGGTTTTATTTGTGTGGATTCACTGATTACATGAAGCAACATATTTCTTTGTTTATCAGCTTCAGCCAATTTATGATATTGAAAATTAGTAATATTACTTAATCCACCAATATATGCAAAATCAGATACATCAGGGTCTTGTTTTAAACCACCCTTTTTAATATAAAAAAGTTGATTTTCTTTAATAATACCATACGCAACACCATCTACTGCACGCTTATAATCAATTAAAGTACCCAAATTACGAATTTGAGATTCTTTTACTAAAGTTTTATTAATATTGGCTAAATTCTTTAGTCTTTCGTAATATGCTTCTTGTGAACTATGTTTTTTCATTTTATGAATGATTTTAATTTGTCTTTATTATTTAATTTAAATGTACTTTTTTATAAATACTTCTTAGAGAACAAAAAAATACTAATCTTATATTATTTCACATTTTTCACTAATTATTTTGTTCTTTATTAGCATTTCATAAACTTTTGGAGTAATTAAACCCTTTCTTTGATAATTATTAATAATTGATTGATTAGCCTTTATATGTGAAACATTTTCATTCAATAATTTCATGTTTCTATGTAAAGTACCAACAATGTCATAGAAAATTTTTTCGGCTTTTTTCTTTTCAACAAATTCGATCAAATGATCTTTTCTTACTATTATTCTTTTCATACTGCAGGGTCTATAAATTCATCAAGACTTAATTCTTGTGTTAAATAATCATTTTTCATTTCAACCATTTTTTCAAGATATCCACTATTCCTTAATATTTTAAATACTAAATTTTCTACAGAATATTCACCACCAGTATCAAGTCCAGATTGTCTATATTTTTTTATTTTATTTTTTAATGCTTCGTGTTTTTTTATAAAATTTTCTTCATTATGATTGGTTTCCAAATCATCAATATTATTCATTATATCTGCAGATTTTAATTGTACATCAGCACTATCAACATTAATAATTTTACTTATTGGTTTTCTAATCCAATCATTTTTAATTAAAGAATATGTGCCGGAAGAATGATGTGGTTCTGCAATATCTTGAAAATACATTTCAACATCATGTCCTTTCACTTGAATTGGAAGTTTTTCTGCCCATAATTGTTTTTTTAATTTAAAAAAATCCCCAACAAATTCTTTATTTTTTGAAATTTGATTAAAATCCATAATAATATGAACATCCAAATCAGAATTATCATTATAATTATAATTTCCCATACTACCAGTTAAAATAATATCATTAAATTTCAAATCTTCAGCATCTGAAAATTCAATAAATCTTTTAGTATTCATTAATAAAGTTTTTCTTATTTCGGGTTTAAGTTTATTATTTTCCCAAATAAGTGGAGATAATTCATCATGCATTTGAATTGATGATACATCAACATCATCTGGTTCAACAACTTCTTTTAATACTTCAGAAATGTTATTTTTTTTCCAGAATCTACTTGACCATGATCTTGGATTATTTTTTATTTCGTTCATAATTTATTATCTTCTAAAATTTTGATAAAATATATTACTTTCCATATTTACGGGTTCTCTTGTTGGTGTTGAAATAGGAACTACCCGTCCCATATCATATCCAAACCAACGATCTGATAAACCATCTAACCATTTTTTTGCTGATTCAGATGTATCAAATTCAATTCCGTTTGTTGACCAAACATTTTCACCCTTTCCTGTCACTTCTGCACGAAATTTTTCAGATTGAAGTTGTTCTTCTTCAGTAAGTTCTATATCATAATCAGATTCTGGAAATAATTTATCAATTATAGTATTTATTTTATCAAGTATATCATAATGATTAGTATCAATAAGAAAATCTATTTTTCCTTTGATTTGTTCAGCTTTTTGTTGATAATCAGGAGATTGCCCTTCACTCATAGCAACCATACCTTTTTTTGCTCGTCTGTTAATCATTAATCTATACCAAGTATCAAGAATATCATAATCCTGATTTTTAAGTAATTCATCAACAAGGTATTTTAATTTTAATGCTTTTTGTTCATAGGTTCTATCACCTACTTCAGATTCCATATCTTCTTTCAAAATAAAATTTGAATTTATTTTTCCCATATTTTCAAAAAGCAATTTTTTTGTGTCTGTATGTTTTTTCATGTTCAATAATTTAATATAAATACTTTAATGGTATAGTAGAAATGTTCTTTTAACATCTTTTCTTTGTGCAGCAATATCACCTTCACCTTTGGGTAAAACAATTACATTTAAATTCCTTTCATTTCCTTCAGGAATTTTTAATAATTCATTATAAGAAATTAACGTATTGATGTCTACGTTATACTTATCTGATATTCTTTGTTTTAAAATATTAAAACTATTATTGTTTTTGGGTATTAATTTACCTTTAGTATCGACAGTAAAATGTGCTTTATTTTTAATAAATAAGTCTTTAAATAATTCTGATGGTATTATTTCAGAAGTTTTTGCACCAAATAAATCAACTTTATTTTTTTCTTTATCAGTAGCATCAACAGAAAAATTTAAAATAACGTTAGGATCATTGAAGTTATATATGTCACCAATTTTAGTATGTGCATATGATTCAAAATTAAGACCTTCATTTTTTAAATCAATTGTAATTTTTGCTGCAATTTGAAAATATTTTTTTGAAAAAAAATCACCAGCATCGTTCCATCTGAATAATAATTTTTTTCCTTTATTTTTTAATGCAAGTGCTTTTATTTCATTTTTTAATAATTTTCCAAAATCTTCTGGATTATTTAATAATAAATTTAAAATTCTTGTTTGTTTTATAAATATTTGTGGTAATAAAACATATCTACCACGTCTTGCATAACATATGCGTGCGCAAATACCAGCACCCGGACAAGTATTTACTATATAAAATTGTTTATTGTCTTGATCATAAACCAAACCACGTAATGCAGGAATACCAATATTAAATGTTATTGTATTATCATTACTTGATTTTTCCATTTTTTTGTTTTGACTAATAATTTGTGGTGGATATTTTGTAATCATTTCAATAAATGTATTAACATCAATATCTCCCATATCATCAAATGGTATTGATTTATTATGTACTAATAATAATGATTTAGTTCTTTTATCTGATGATAATTTTTGATTTTCAAGAACTTTATTAAAATAATCTTTTAATGCTTCATCACTAATACATTCTTTAGAAACATCACTAAATTCACCTTTCCAATCAACTTCCATTAATGACATACCCGCAACCCTATCCATCATTTCAAAAAGTCGTTGTTTACTGCTTTTAATCATCAGAAAAATCATTTTTTATAAATACTTCAATATATTTAAATACAATTAGTATTTATATTAAATTCTTGTGTGAAATGAATTTAGAATGCTTAAACGACATAATAACTGATAATTTAGCGATATATATCGATTTATCGAATCTCAATTCGTGGGATTTAAATAGTGATTTTACTTCATTTAGTTTAACTAAATGGAATGATGCAGTATCTGATAATATTGATCTTATAGATTTTGGTTTAACTGGTTTTGATAATGGTAGAATAAATGCAATGTGGAACGGTATTTCATTGACCCCTCAAGATACTTTATTTTCAATGTATAGGGTGGGATATAATAATATACAAAATCCAACATCTGGTGAAACAAGTGGTCTTACTGTAACAACACAATTTGATTTATATTCTATAAGTGCAGTAACAACAGGATTAAGTGGAAATTATTTTATTCTTGATGGAGGATATTTACAAGGATTTTTTAAATTAGAAGATTATAATTTCGAATTATTTCCAGCACGCTATAATTATGGTATTACTGTAGAAACACTATTATATTTATTTCCCGAATCATCAGGTATTTTCTTTATGATGGGTACTCGTGCTGAAGATAAATATAATCCATATTATTCAGGTGAATTTATTAGTGGTGATACGGTTACGGGTATAACTACAAGTTTTGATAATTATTTAGATTCATATACTGAAATTACTACAATTAAAAAAAGCTTTAATTCTGTTGAAGATAAAGAAACTATTATTTATTCCGCAACTTCAGCTATTAATAATTTAGAAAATAATATAATTGCATTTGCATTAACTGAAGATGGACGATTATCATATAAATATATTAATAAAAATGGATTAATAATTTCAAACACATCTTCTACAATCATTACAAACACTGGTTTCACTATGATTGCAATGGTGTTTACACCAAATGATATTATTAATGATTATATAGTTAATGATCCTGAATTATTTATATGTTATCCACAAAGAAAAGGTAAACTAATTTTCTATGTTAATGGTCGTGCAAAATGGATAATTAAAGAATTTCCAGAGTTTTATTTCAATTCATTAACTAATAATAAAGAAAAACAAATAGGTGTACCTTATTCAATAAGTTGGGGTGGTGGTTCATTTGGATTGAAACATTCATGGCATTATGATTATCAAACATATGGACTATATACTGGACAAAATACTGAATATGTACTTAGTGGATTTACTGTACAAGAAAATCCAATACCAGCAAAATGTAATCCAATACCAAATAATGATTATTTATCGGGATTATCTTTAAGTGCTGATAGTACCACATTTAGTATTATTGATGAATGTACTGGTATTGAAAGTCCAATTACTGTGATGAGAATTGAATACACTGGAAATACTGCTACTACATATTTTATTAAATTTAATAATTTAATTTCCATATTATCAAATAGAGATTATATTATTAATTTATCTTTATTCAATGGTGGGTTATTTAATAGAAATTTTGTAAATAAAGCATCAATTTTAGTTTATAGTGATACGGTCGATATTAATATTATTAATGATATTGATTATATTAATGGTAATGGGTGGAAAGATTTAATGTGTAAATTTAGAACCACTGATAATACTGGACAAGAATTTATAAATATTGGTATTTTAATTGAAACTAATAATTCATTTAATTTAAATGAAGCATTATTTATAAAAGATTTTACATATACTGGTGCAGATATTTTAGTGCAAGATGAAAGAAAAGATAATTTAACTATTGAACAAAACTTTAACACAAGCTTTATCGGTGGAATTCAAAAATTAAGAATTTATAATAAAGCATTTACATCTACAGAAATATTACACAATGCTTACATCGAATCATTAACAAATTCTAATATTCTAATAAGTAAAGGTGGTAGAATAATTTATAGTTAATATGAGTAAATTATTGGAAATTTATGATGGTTGGAAAAATTACGTATTTCCAAATCCAGAAATTGAAGAATTAGCAAAACAACGAATTGCAATTTGTGTTGAAAACAAATGTGGAAAATTAAGACCCAATAATACATGCGCACTTTGTGGTTGTTATATGCCTGCAAAAGTTAGAAGTTTAAAGTCGAAATGTAATATATTGAAATGGTAATTAACAATAAGCATTTATTATTGCAATTTTATTAATACTATTTCGGTTTTTTAGATCATAAGTAGTATTAGTTATATATACTTCAACATATTCTCTTACAAATAAATTTTGAATATCAATAGGTGCTCTTTTGAATGATAAAAACTCAACTTCATCACCACTAATTGTATTTAATGTAACATTAATATCTTCCCAATTAATAGTATTAAACCAAGTATCACTTTCAGGTGGTTCATATTTACCCCTATTTCCGGGATTATTATACCCATCGGCATCTACTGAAATTTTATCACTATCTAAACTTAATGAAAAGTTTACTGGTTCTTTTGTTTGATCATACTTATATTCAATTTCAGTATTATATTCTAATGTTAAAAATGAAATATCTTCCGGTGAATCTTCCCAATTTCCACCAACACGAGAATCAACAACATTAATTTTTAATTTTTCTTTTCTACCTAATAAAGAATCACAAATAAATTGTTTTTGAAAATCTTCATTAGATAGTAAATCAAAAACCCTTTTTTCTTTTCCATATTCATCATTACCCAAGAAATCAAAATCTGATAATTCTTCTTTGATGATCTGTATGATATTCCTCTTTTTCACAAATAAAATTTATTATAAATACTCTTTTTTTGATATAAATTCTTAATAAAATTCAACATATAAGTATTTATGAATAGAAAAGTCATTGCTTAATTGAAAAATTAAGTTAGGTCTGAGAAAAATCAGGAATGATTTTTAAAATTTTATTAATGCCAGACAGTGGTTATGTAAAATTTTTTAAGACTTGACTATATTGTTTTGTGAAATTGCTGCACCATAATAATAACGTGGTGCAGTTTTTTATTACATATATTGTATTTATATATAAAATATTTTAATGGAAAAAGTAAATACTAAACAAAAACTTTTTGAAACAATGCAAAAAATTAATCCTGACTTTAAAATTTTAAATGAGGGTGCACCATTCAGTGAAAATAGTTTAATAAATAGAGCATTTAACAATTTAATCACACAAGAAGAATATTTTGATAATAAAGAATTATTTGATCGGGCAGCTCAAAAAACTGTTGATGATTTTTCTGATTGGGAAGTAGGTCAGGGTTTTGGTTCAAGTGATATGACAGCAGCATTAAAAGTATTTTTAGATAATGCTGAAATTAAAAATGCTTATGTTGACAATAGATTAACCAGACTTCAAGAACAAGATTTAGTACAGCAACCAGTACAAGCACAATCAGGTGATGTTGCTAATCTTCAAAAAGTTGTAAATGCTAATACCACAATACAATATGCAGATTCACGAATTGATACTCCACAGGAATTACAAGATGCATTTGGTACATGGCTAAGTAGAACAGGATATGGTTTAAGTCGTAAACCAGTTAGAGCATTAAGCATATCTCAAATGCAAACATATGTAAGAAATGCAATGACAAAATTAGGATATAAATAATAATTTATTGAAAAAATTTACCTTGTTCATATGGTAAAAAAGCATTAGGTCTTATAATTTCACCACCATTAATTGTTTTTTGAGTTTTAGTTTCTTCTATTTTAAAATTAAATAAAAAAAGACCATTTTTATCAGTTATTTTCCAATACATTATAAGATTATCTTTAAGTAAATATAAAAAACCTAAAAATGGTATACATAAGTATTCAGATAATAATCTACATGCTTGTATTTTTTCGTTAGTAACTAACCACGATCCCCAATTTTCAAGTTCAGTAATTGATATATTTCTACATTTACTTTCAAATAATCCAACAAGAATATTTTTTCGGTATAAAAATCCATCACATTTTGCACTATCATTTTTTTTCGTTTGAATTATATTCATTTTCCATTTATCTGCAATAAAATTTAACATAAATTGTTCTTGTTTAACAGATTCTTTCCCTTTTTCACTATTAACGTCCAAACTCATATTGAATAATTTTACATAAAGTTAAGTATTTTTAATATATTTTGTAACAATTAAAAAATTTTTTCATAATAATTTGTATTTATCATTTTAAATGGTATCTTTGTACCATAAAACTCATTTATTGATATAATAATTATGAAAAATTTAGTACATATTCAGCCTCAACATCAACCACAAAAAGTTGAATGGGGTTACTATGCTTAAAATTTTCATAAAAAAATTAAGTTAAATATGAAAAAACCCCATTCGAAAGAGTGGGGTTTTTTCATTTACATAGGGTAGTGAAGTCAATTGGAAGACGACCTGCATTGGAGGCAGGAATTATGTGGGTTCGAGTCCCATTTACCCTACCATCAGGAAATTGGAAAGTTGGAAATCCGCTTGCCCCGGACGCAAGAGATCGCAGGTTCGAGTCCTGCTTTCCTGAGATTATTGAGTTAAACTACCTGCACGTGGTAATAATTGCATACCTAAATGGTAACTAAATGTTTAACAAGTTCTTTGACTTTTCGAAAAATATTAGTATTTATGTTCAAATCATATAATTAAACTCGAACATAAATGAAAGAAAATATTAAAATTAGATGTGTACATTGTAAACAAATGAAAACTAAAGATGAATTTAGTTGGTCTAATAAAAATAAGGAAATTAGAAATAATCGATGTAAAGAATGTCAAAAAAATTATAGTAAAAAACATTATATAAAAAATAAAAATAATTATCTTGATAATCAAAGATTAAATAGAGATAGAAATAAAAAATTTATTTGTGATTATTTAATTGAACATCCTTGTATTGATTGTGGTGAAAAAAATATTATAGTATTACAATTTGATCATAAAAATCCTTTAAAAAAAGAAAATTATTACAATACTATTTCACAAGGAATTACTGATAAATGGAGTATAAATAAATTAAAATTGGAAATAGAAAAATGTGATGTAAGGTGTGCTAATTGTCATATTAAAAGACATGCTAAAGAGAATAATAATTATAAATATAATTATTATTAAATATGGTGATAGTAGCTCAATTGGTGGAGTATCAGATTGTGGTTCTGAGGGTTGTGGATTCGATCCCCATCTTTCACCCAAAATTTATCGGTTAATTTGTCAATAAATATATTTTATCGGTAAAAATAATGATAATTATAATCGGAATGTGGCGAAGTTGGTATCGCACTGCATTTGGGATGCAGGGATCGTGGGTTCGAGTCCCGCTATTCCGACTAAATTATAGAGTAATAGCGCAGTTGGTAGCGTACTGCATTTGGGATGCAGGGGTCGAGAGTTCGAGTCTCTCTTACTCTACTGTATTAGTGGACTGTTGGTTGTCCGTCAAGATTGTGGCTCTTGTTGACGGGGGTTCGATTCCCCTCTAATACCAAATGGTGTTTTTAGATTATGAGTTAAATCGCTCCCGTAAGGGGGAGAGAATGTGGATCGAAACCCCAAAAACGCCCAAAAACGTGATATTTTGATTTATCACATTATTACGTGATATTGTCTCATAGTGTAACGGTAACATAAGTGCCTCTGGAGCATTTGTTCAAAGTTCGAATCTTTGTGAGACAGCGAGATTTAATATTGTCTTCTGGTGGAAATTGGATAAACACGTATGCCTTTGGAGCATATGCCTTTAGGGTTTGCAGGTTCGAGTCCTGCGAGGACAGCCTTGAACTTTTTGTACTTTCTTAATTTTGCCTTTTGGTGTAATGGTAGCACAAGTGATTTTGGCTCACTTAGATATGGTTCGAATCCATGAAAGGCAACAACTTAATTGTTATATTTTTCATAAGATTTTATCCATTTTCTAATAGCATTATCACTTACTCCATATTTTCTTCCGGTTTTACAATATCCTAAATTTTTTATTTCATTTAATAATTGTTTATATAATGGTCGTTCTACTTTACGTCTATTCAAAGTAATTTTATATTTTTCTGATTTTATTTTTTTAATTAGACCCATTTTTCCTCTACAATGAGTAAGTAAAGTTGCATTACAATTTGGGCAAACAATTCTAAGATTTTCAAACCTATTATCATTATTAATTCCATTAATGTGATCAAGAATCAAACTAATATGTTCACCATTCCAATTTTCATCTTGTTCACATTTTTCACATTTTCGTTCTTTTAATCTTTCTTTATATAATCTATTTTTTAGATCATTTGTTGAAGAATATGTAGAATTGACAACTAATATTTTATCTAATGATATTTTATGTTTATTTTGTAAATAATATTTAATTGTTCGTTCATATCTATCATTACTTGTTTCAAAATGTGAAATATTAATATTATATAATTTAATATACTTTTGTAAAGTTTTTCTATTATTACCTTTAATTCCCAAATTAAATTTAATTAATACTTCAGTTAAATTTTTTGAATTCATTATAATTGGTTCGAAATTTTCTTTTAAATATTTATTTTTCATATGATTAAATTTTTAAGTACATAAATTATTTTAATATAAATACTGTTCGAGTTAAAATAATGTAACATTTACATTATTTTTTCGTAATTATATATATGATATATAATCTTTTTCTTGATGATATCCGTAGTTTAAGTGATGCATTTTATTTCACTAAACAACCAATTTATAATTTATTAGATTGGAAAATTGTAAGAAGCTATGATGAATTTATAAAATTTATATTAGAAAACGGAATCCCGGAAACAATTAGTTTTGATCACGATCTTGCTGATGAACATTATGATCCAGATTTATATGGTTCAGAAACATATAATGAAACATATGATAATTTTGAATTTAAAACCGGATATGATTGTGCTAAATGGTTAATTAATTATTGTATGAGCAATAATGAAAATCCTCCAGTAAATATTTTGGTTCATTCTGCAAATTATCAAGGAAGTATAAATATAGTATCCTTATTTAATAATTATTTTAGATCAATTGGTTCTACTTCTATAGCTACTCGATGTATTTAATGATCGAAAATATTTTATATTTCATTATAGTATTTATAATAAAATTTTAATGAAATCAATAGATAATAAACAAAGAGTTTTTGAAATAATGCAAAAGATTGACAATAGTTATAAGTTAACAAATTTTCTTAATGAAACAAAAGCATTTGGACAATTACGAAAATTAAATAAAAAATTGTATGATGAAACAATAAAATTAGAAGATAAAATTGGTGATAATGTGTTGAAATTAATTAATGATGCTATAGAAAAAGAAAAATTAAAATATAATACTAATGAAGAATATGAGTTGGTTTGTCTCATAATTTTAGATTTAATACTTGATCGTTTTTCAGATAAAACGAAAAAATAAATTCAATAATATTTTATATTTTTTATAGTATTTATAATAAATTTCTAATCATGAAAAAAGATAGCAAACAAAGACTTTTTGAAGTTATGTGTAGACTCGATAAAACTTTTAAACCAAATTTAAACGAATGGAATTTCGATAAGAAAAAAGGAGAAGGTGAAGAAAAGGAAGAAAAGGACGAAACTTCTGGTAAGAAAAAATGGAACTTCGAAAAAAAAGAAGATAAAGAATCTAAAGAACATGAAGAATCTGAAACTCCTGAAGAAGAAAAAGAAGAACATGAAGACAAAAAAGAACTGGATGAAAATAAACCTAAAATCCCTGTAAACGCTATTGCTAAAGTAGGTAAATAAAAAAAATAAAATTATTTTTAAAAAAAACTTGTAAATATTGTAACATTTTATATCTTTGTCACGTATTTAGATTTAAACGATTTACAATTTATGATTAAGAAATAATGAAAAAAGTACTCGACATATTAATGGTAGCCTTAATAGCAGTCCTATTATGGGATGATGCAGAGGATATGTTATATGGTGTCGGATAAATAATATATAATACACTATCCTTTCTTAAATGTGTAAAACCCGACTCCTAAAAAAAGTCGGGTTATTTTGTTTTTAGTGTATTAAGTTCTTTGACATGTTGGAAATTTGGTGTTGTAGTTCAGTTGGTTAGAATACCTGCCTGTCACGCAGGTGGTCGTGGGTTCGATCCCCATCAGCACCGCTTTGTTTACTGTGAAGGTAAATGAAACTGAGATTTATAACACGTGATAAATAATCTCAGATAGGTACTGTAGTTTATACGGGTGTGAATCCCACTGCAACCAGTGGGGGTTGCTGGTTCAAATCCAGTCAGTACCGCAATACTCCGAAAGACAAGTAGGAGACTGGTGAAGCGGGTGTTCGAGTCCCCAACTAAATCAAGGTCGTGCTTGGCTTGGGTAGGTGCAAAAAACAGTATAACGTCTCGTAGGCTTCTTGGTGAGGAACTTGACTGTCACTCAAATAAAATAGAGGGTTCGAAACCCTCCGGGACGGCAAATATTCAAAATTGAGAAGTCCGATTCGATATGATTTGATTCAGGAAGATCAATTACTAAATCGGTGACAACAAATTTTGAATATTACATGCTGCTGTCGTCTAAATGGCATAGGACATCAGACCTTCAATCTGAGTAATGCGGGTTCGATTCCCGTTGGCAGTACAAAATTAATATATTCATCTTTAAAATATTATCATTAATGTAATTATATCAACAATTATATTATTCTTTACGTATTAATGAACAATTATCGTCTTATGTGCTCGACTGGCGTGCGGGAATTAGATTGTCACTCTTCTAAAACGAGGGTTCGAATCCCTCTGAGACGGCAAAAAATGATTTAATTTAAAAACTGAAATGAAAAAATTAATTATTAACCCAACTAAAACAACACCTGCAATTTTATTTTTTGTAGAACGGGGTATTCTAAATATTATTGGAAAATGTATGACTGAAAAAGCTGAAGAATTTTTCCAAGAATTTGAAAAAAGTTTAAATATTTTTATTGCAGATCATTCTCATAATTCTTTATTAATTACTTTCGAATTAGAATATATTAATACTGGTTCAAGTAAATGTTTATTAAATATGTTGAAAAAAATAATTAATTCTTTAGAAAAAGTAACAATTGTGTGGGGATATGAAGAAGATGATGATGATATTTTAGAACAAGGTAAAATATTTGAAGAATCACTTAAGATTCCTTTTGAATTTAGGGTCTTTAGACTTAATTAAATTTGTTCGGTTCTTCTAACGGTTCAGGAATTCGGGTTTTCATCCCGGCAATAGGGGTTCGATTCCCCTACCGAATACCAATCATGAACGATTATTCATTCAAAACTATAAAAATTATTATTATTGAATGAAATTTCATTCAAAATGTTGGTCATAATACACATTATTATTGTTTCCTTAACTCAGTTGGGTCAGAGTGCTTGCCTTACAAGCAAGATGTCGTAGGTTCGAAGCCTACAGGAAACACTTTTGCTCCCTTAGTTTAGTCCGGGAGAACGTCTGGCTTACATCCAGAAGGTCGTTGGTTCAAATCCAGCAGGGAGCACAATGGGTCACAAACAAATGTTAGTTAATTGCCAATATAGGTCTATAGACCTATAATACGCTAATATGGGTTTGTAGACCTATATTTCCTCTTGTGGTGGAATTTGGTAGACACGTATGTCTTAGGAATATATGCTGAAAAGTTTGTGGGTTCGATCCCCACCGAGAGGACAAAATGCGGATGTAGCCGAATGGTTAATAGGCAACAGTTTAAGAAACTGAAATTTGTGAGTTCGACTCTCACCATCCGTACAAAGGTGAATGTATCAGTGATTTGCAGTTGCTGTGCCACCTGTGCCGAGTAATTTGTAGAGATAAAAGTAGCACTTTTTAATACTTCGTGTAACTGCAATATCATGATGGTTGAATTACTAAAAAGGCACACACGGGGTCGTAGCTTAACTGGCTAAAGCACCTGATTTGCACTCAGGAGAGTGAGGGTTCGATGCCCTTCGATTCCACAAGAAAGAAGACTGTTAGAATTTCATAGTACCATTTGAAGGTAAAGCATAGAAATTCAATATGGGACATTAGTTTAGCTGGCTAAAACACCTGATTTGCACTCAGGAGAGCATCGGTTCGAAGCCGATATGTATCCACGATGTAGAGTTTTACACTTTTATATTTCCTTGAAGTCTACGAACACCGGATGACTGAGAAAGAAAAAGTGATTTGCCCCGTTGACGTAACAGGCAACCGTTGCAGTCTTAAAAGCTGTGTTTCTCAGTTCGAATCTGAGGCGGGGTACTAAAATTATTATATATATCTGTAGTTCAGTTGGTAGAATAGTGCTCTCCAAAAGCAAAGGTCGGGAGTTCGAATCTCTCCAGATATGCAAAATAAATTTTATGAAAAACAAATATAATATGTATCTGTAATCTAATGGTAAGAGGTTGGCTTCCAAACCCAAAGATGAGTGTTCGAATCATTCCAGATGCGCTAAATTTTAAAACTATGAAAATGCGAAACGCTACAAGCATCCTAAGAGGATGTATTATTCTGAAAATTTTGAAGTAATTTTTATATTTTTTTTACTTTCATATCGTTACAAAATACTTGATTTTTCAGGTGTTGATGTAAAGACAAAAATGGATATTTCTAAAGAAAATTCTAAACTTTGTTTCAAAATTTTTGAAAATGGTGATTATAGTAAAGAGGAAATTTATTCAACAGGTATCCCAACTCGACATCCAAATATATTAAAAGGAATAATTATAGGGAAAAAATCATGGGGATTACATGTAAAAATGTGGTCAGAAGGTATATCTGAAGGATTATTTACAATACATGAAATTTTAAAACAATTTGAAGAAGTAAATATTAAAATTCCTGAACCATTTATTCTTGATTTAAAAAACAATATCAGAAAAAAACTTTTTAATTTAATAAGAAAGAGAGGTATATCTTCAAAATACGAATTAAATATCGGGAATGTTGGTGGTGGAAAAAAGTACACTATAATTACTTTCATAAAAGACTTTTTAAAGAATTTTATTTACAAAAAAAGAAATTTACTGAAAAAGAAACTGAAAAATATCATCAATATCAAAAATATGATGATCTAATTACACTGAGAAATGTAGATTGGCTAAGAAGATTAATATTTTTCCTTGAACCTTAATTAATCTTTTAATAAACTTGTATTTATTTAAAAAATAATGAGTAAATTTGTCTTACTATGTTAATTCTTGCTAAAAAAAAAGATTATTATGATGGTGTTGCTGGTACAACTGGTATTGATAAAACCATTGTTTATGATCGTCAAATAATAGAATATGACGATAAAAAATTACTTATTCCTGTTTTATTTCAAAAAAATATACGGAATAAAAATAATAAAAACATTTTTAATGATTTAGATTATCATCATCTAAATAAAGACATTCAAAAAAAATATCCACATTATAATTATTTTATTATTGGTTTTTGTGGAAAATTATATATTGGTTGGAAATTATATCATGAAGGTATTCCATATCATGATGAATTTGGTTTTAAAAAAATCCCATTTATGACAGACATTACATATAATTTTGATTATATGAAAACTATTATAGATTCAAATTTTTGGAAAAGAAAAGGAAATTTTGAAAACAATATTCTTTATATTAGAAATTATGATGCAATCGAATTATTTCGAGAATTAAAAACACCAATATTTGTATACGATAATGATTATTGTAGAAATTCAATGAAAAAATATTGGCATAATAATAATTATAAATTCATAGTTAATCCACTTTTGAGGAATTACGTATTTTACAAAATATTTAATTCTTTTCAAGCTTTTCAAGAAATTCAAATGTTTTTAGGTGGTGTGTTAGGTGTTGGAGAAAAAGAAATTATTGAAGTCGCTGATAAATATAAAATTCAACAGCACGGTTTTGACTATAAATGGAGTTTCAGAAAAGAATCAACAAAAAAGATTTAATATGAAAAATTTACACGAAATATATATTATACCGGGAAAATTCATTAAAAAAGAAAATAATAAATATATTATAAAATGTTTAATTGAAAAAGATATTACTGAAAATAGAATATTTGATGAATATTCATTAAGAGGAATTGAAAATCCGAATTTAGTATTTATTGGTATAATGACAGGTGTTGGAATGATGCAAATAAGTTTTGTCAACGCAAATGAATTTAAATATTTGTTTAGAAAAAAATGGAAAGTTCTTTTAAAATAATGGGGGTGACAGGTTTTGACAGCATGATCGGAGAATAAAGTAAGCAAGTAGTTGTTGAATCAGACAACTTTAAATAGGTTCAAAACAATAATTGAAGACATAATGTCTATTCCTACTTCCTTGACAAAAGGAAAAAGCGTATTTGTAAAGAGTGCTGAACTTGCATTTGCTGCATAGGAAACAAAAAAACGGCAAAAAACTTCCCAAATTATTCAGGTCTCTTGAGGTTTGACTTTAGGGAGATACAGGAAGTAAAATAAAAGAATAAGTCAAATATTTTTGTTGATTTAGAAAAAATTAAATAAACTTGTAGAAAACTTATTAAACGCATGTATGGACGGCAATTCGAATTTGCCCACCTCCACCACATTCTTTTCCGCACTTCCACTTTATTTATATTAAATATTGTGGAAATTAAAAAACATAAGAAAGAAAATGGTTCTTATTATGATACAGATTATGATCAAATAATATTAAGGTATAAAATTAATTAGTTATGAGTTTAATTATTAATAATCAACTTAAAAAAATTGATGAATGGGTAGAATCTGATGAAGGTAAAACTTATTTCGAAAAAGAAAGAAAAAAACTTATTATTAAAGGTGAACGTTATTTACGTTTTGAAAAATGGTTAGAAAATAATGATTTTGATATATTAATTAATAAATTAATTTCTGAACATAATAATGAATATCGAGAAAAATGTTACAATAATGGTTTTGAACCATATCCAAACAATAAATTAGCGTTTATTATTGATTATGTTGTCGATAATTACGAATCAATTATAGTAACACAAATTAATTCTGTATTTCCAAACCAAATTTGGTGTTTTAAAGAATATTATTTTCAAATGATTTGGGGACAAGGTGTTTTAACTAATATATATAAAATAAAAGACTTAAAATTATTATTACAAATATGATAATTTATGATAAATTAATTAGGGATAAAATTCCGGAAATACTAAAAAATAAAGGAATTAAATTTCAAAGTCATGTTGCTAATGATGATGAATTTATATATAAATTACATCAAAAATTATTGGAAGAAGCAACAGAATTTAAAAATGACCCAAATATTGAAGAATATATAGATGTTTTAGAGATACTTGATACCATAAAAAAAACACATAATTTTAAAAATGATGAAATTATTATAACTAAAAGAAATAAAAAAAATAATAAAGGTGGATTTAAAGATAAAATAATTTTAGATTCAACCGAATAATGGCTCTGTGATGAAATTGGTAGTACATGCTGGTCTTAAGAACCAGTGATCAGTAATGATCGTGTCGGTTCGACTCCGACCAGAGCTACAAATAAAATAATATGAATAATATGTCAGAAATTAATTTTAAATTAAAAACCATAAATGTTGGTCTATTTAATATCGATAATATAATTTCATTATTTGGTGATAGAATAAAAAAAGCCATATATGTTGATGAAAATCATAATAGTGGATTAATATCGAAAGAAATGTTAAAAATTTGTAAAAAATGGAAATTTTGGAATAAAGACATTCAGTTAGCATATCGTCATTATTATGGTTATATTCTCATACCATATATTTTTATTCAAGAAAAACCTGAAATTTTTAATAAATGTGGAAGAATATATAATAAATATCAAAAAACTAAAATTACTGATAAATTATATTGTGAATTAAATCATCCCGTTAAATAAAATAACAATGGCAATTAAAAAAGGTAATAACGATTGTGGATGTAAAAATCCTGTTAAAATTTCTGATAGAAAAGGAAACGTAAAAAATATACCACCAAAAAAAGTGGTACAAAGAAGAACTATTCCTAAATAATGAAAACTAAATTACTTAAACGATTAAGGAAAAATATTAGAATAATAAATTATTCTCATGGATTTTATGATTTTGAAATGTATTATGGTTTTAAATGGCATATACAAGGTTCATATCATTATATGACTGATTTATTAAAAGATATACATTATATTATAAATCTTAGATTAATGATATATAAAAAATTTATCCCCAAATGATGGAACTGGTATACGTGTTCGTCTCAAAAGCGAAATTATGTGGGTTCGAATCCCACTTTGGGGACTAAAAATATTATAATGGAAAATGTTGAAAATAATGCTAATAGTTTTTATCAATCATCAAATAAACTTTCAACAAAAGAAAAGGTATTTATTTTTGGTATACTTATTGGAAGTAATATCATTATAATATATTTATTAACATTAATAATTATAAATAACATAAAATGAAAAAAATTTTTAATGCCTTGTAAGTTACTCTAATGTAACTACAAGGAAAATGGGATCAAAAACAATTGTAGAAATTACCACAAATCGTGGTGAATTTAATCGTGCTTATAAAAGTTATCTTGAGCACAGTGGTAAAATTCATTGTTCTTACTGTGGTTATCACCATAATGAAAATAATTCTTCTAAATGGTATGGTGGATATCTTTATGATGACATGGAAGTATGTCGTGGTAAAAGAAAAGGAACAAACACCAGATATCCTAATTGGAAATTGGTTTCAAAAAATTCAAAACAATGGATGAAAAAACCAATTAAAATTAAGAAAAAATATTATGGTGGTTATCAAAGAATTTTTATTGACATTACTTGGTGATGTCAATTTGAAATGGCGATATCAGTCCAACGGTAGGACGACTCTCTCATAAGGAGTAGATCGTGGTTCGATTCCACGTATCGCTAAGTAATTTAAATTAAACTACCTGCACGTGGTAATTACTGCACAATCATATTATGATTGACTAAATGTTTAATAATCGAATAAATATTATATTATTAATAATATCTAAATATTGTTTTAAATTTTTTTCTTTAAAATATTTTAATTGTGATGTGTCAATAATACATAATTCAATTCCTTCTTCTAAACAAGCTTGAAACTTCCGATTATCATTATTTTGAATTTGATTTAATTTATTTTCACCAAATATTGGTTCATAATGAAAAATTCCATTAAGTTCAAAAGCTAATTTTAGTGATGGAACATAAATATCTAACTCTGAATTAATAATTTCTTTATTATTAAATAAAATTTCTAAATTTGGATATAAAAATTTCAATTTATTTTCAAGCCATTTTTCAAGTTTAGACCTTCTAATACCAAAGGTTTTATGCGTATTATTATATGTTGCAGCACATGAACTTGAACAAAAATTATTACCGGATTTATTTAATGTAACTACTTTTTTTTCAAAATTTTTAGCACAATTAGTACATTTAATTATTATTTTATTTGATAAAAATTTGCGAGAACAATTAAATGAACAAAATTTAATTCTTCCTCTATTATATTTTAATTCTTGTGCAATATTTTTTTTAATTGCTAAAAACGTATTTTCACATTGATAACATCGACAAGGTAATTTATCGGTAGATTTAGCATTTAGATAATCCAAGTTTATAAATAATGGTTTCATGTATTATTTTCATATAAATACATGAAATTTAATTTTCGATTCCACGTATCGCTACTAATTTCCAACATGTCAATTAAACTCCTTTAACATTTGCCTTATATTTATCCAAATCAGAATTTTCGATTGTACCGTTAATATTTAATTCGTCTTTTATAAATTCTTGTTCATCAGGAGAAAGCCACCAATTAATTAATTCTTCATTAGATTCAGAACCATCTCCATAATCTAACCCTAAAAAATTATTTTGAAAAAATTTAACTAATTCTACTTTTTGAGTAATATCATTATTATTATTAATAAAATTGAAAACACTTACATACCATTTATATTGTGGTGAATCTATTGGATTGGTATTTTTAGCATGACCCGGAAAATTATTTATTATTTCATTATATGTAATATTATTACCATCTAAAATTTCATTTAAATTTGGTTTAAATGTTTTATCGAGTTTTTGCATTATTTCAAAAAGTCTTTGTTTACTATTTTGTTTTTTCATATAAAAATATTTTTAATTAAATGAAACTCTACAAGTTTTATTTGTAAAATCAAAATCTAATTCAGATATATACAATCCTCCACCATATTGAATAGTCATTTCATTTATTTCAAAATTCCATTCTATTTCTGCAATATTTTTTTCGGTTTCTTGTACTTCTTCATCAGTTTGTTTATCCAACATTTTCAATAAATAAATTCCTTCAACACTATTAACTTCAACTCCAAAATTTTCAATACCTTGTTGATTTAACCAAAAAAATACACTCCAATTAACCGTAATTGGTGTAGTTGAAATATCAGTATCATAATCATTTGAAAATGATTCATAATTGTAAAAGTCGGCATTTATAATTTGTTTAAATTTAAATTTATCATCTTTAAACACATATCCTTCATTAATTATACTATGAAGTTCTTCTTTTATAATCTCATTTAGATTCATTAAATTGACAATTTTATATAAATACTCTATGATGTATTAAATTACTTTCATATATTTGTTATTAAAGCAAATTAATGTTTGTTATGATAGTATATAAATTATTTAGAAAAAAGAAATGTGGTGATATAACATCATTATTTATAAATAAAACAAAAATATTACCGATTAATGTTTGGTTAAATGCTGAAGAACATCCAACACCCGGATATAAATTTAGACCATATTGGCATTGTATTGAAAAACCAATTGCCCCACATTTAAGTAAAAAAGATAGAATATGGTTAAAAGTTGAAATTGATAACTTCATTGAATTGAATCGACCCACATACCAAGGCGGTAAATGGTTTTTAGCAAAAAAAATAAAAATATTATATTAATAATAATGAAAATTATTGTTGGCAAGATAATAATCAGAAAAAATATTTGAAAATCATAAAGAAAATTTTTTAGGTATTAAATTAGAATATCTATGATTTATATAAAGAAATGATAAAAGACTATAACCATAGAAAAATACAAGCCAATAAAAGATGTTTAAATTGTGGAATTTTAATTTATCAATATAGTGAAAATTTGGGAAAATGATATTAAAAAGAATGGTTATAATATTAATAATTGGGTTAAAAATATATGAAAATTTTTGATAAAAATAGTCCATATTGTCATCAATATCAAATAAGAATATCAAATTATGAAGAAGATTTAATTCGTGTTGGATTAACTCTTAATGAAACACAAAATTTAAAAGTTGATGATTTTGTTTTTCAGAATGAAGATAAGAAAATATGTTTTGATGAGATTAAAGAATTTATTGTAAGACATGAATTTTTACAAAGAATGAGTTTATATCCTACACATATTTTTACTGCAAGATATAAAGGTATTTTAGCTGGTGTGGTAATTATTGATATGCCAAGTGTATTCTCAAAATTATTGGGTGATATAACAAAAAAAATTGAAAGATTAATTAGCCGGGGTGCTTGCATTAGTTGGTCACCCAAAAATTTAGGTAGTTCATTAATAATGTATGCTATTAAATGGATGGTGAAACATACTCCATATCGTCTTTTTGTTGCATATTCAGATGTTGAAGCAAAAGAATTGGGTACAATTTATCAAGCATGCAATTTTTATTATATTGGAAAAAAATCGGGTGCTAAAAAACAATATAAAATAGAAAGCGGTAGATGGGTTTCAGATAGATATTTTAGAGCAAGATCAGTATACAAAAAACTCGCAAAAAATTCTGGAATAGAATGGCAAAGCGAATGGCAAGATGGTGACAGTGTTAAATTTGATAATATGCCTGAAGAAATTGCATTACAAATTAAAAAATTATCAAAAGAATATTTATTGTCTTGTGAAAGTCGAGTAATGAAACTAAAACATAAATATGCTTACGTATTAGGTAATAA